CCGAAGGGATGGGCTTGAAAAAGCATTACTTTCTTATTAAGATTGTATTAACCTCCACCTTCACCGCGTTGTTAGCCTGGGGGTCAGACCGTTTTTCAACGGTCCTCTGCTCCAGTCTCCGCACCGAACCACCCTCGATTTGTAATCGGTGGTAGTTCAAGACTTACTGCGTGATCCAATAGATCTTGCAGCGGTCTCGTCGACGTCGACTCGTTGAGTTCGACCTCGAAGTCCTTCCAAAAGAATAGCTCCTCTTTCCAGAGGATCTTTTCGATCTGCTCAAATTGGGCGGTTAGGAAGTATTCGTTGATGCTTTGGATGTTGGCCTTTCGGCCAGCCGCAATGCGGCCTTCATCCTCATACAAACGAATGAGAGACTTGCACGTCTCATCGAAACGTGCAATTCTCGTGTCCCATCTGGCCGTTTTCCAGCCAGAGTGGACCTCTTCCGTGAAAAGACGCTGTTGCGTCTGGACGCGGATAAGTAGGTTCTTCACTGCCGATTCGGCAATGTAGCCCTTTTGTGCGAGCTTTCTTTTCAATGAATCGAAAGCATCGCCTTTAACGAACTCGCCTCCATTGGAGGTGAATTCGTTAAGAGTTGCCGAAAGTGCTTTAGCACCAGCGGCAAGCTCCAATTCTTCTAGTTGTTCATCAATGATGGACTCCTCGAAGGACACGCCACGGGCGTATCGATTTTTCAGTAGCGACATTGTCGCTTTGAAAAGGCGCGGATCCCTGTTTCCCTCAATGAAGGATTCAAGGAGCAGGGCGTGGGAATCAAGGAGGTCCCCTTCATTGAAGGAAAGACCCCCTTCCAACGCCAACCCGAAACCCCCTAAGGGGATCGGTAACGAGACTAAACCATGCACTGCACCGTTCGCTCGGTGGGGGAGGAACCTGTACATTCGGTTGTAAAACCGGTGTGGTAGGACCCTGGAGGAGAATCTCCTCCACCCCACAGGCATCCAACTCTGGAATTTTCGGAGGAGGAATGCTTTGCCAATACTAGGATTTGTCTCATTTTGAGACTCCTGGTTTTTGGTTGAGGGCGACATCAATCGAATTTTGATTGAGTCGACCATTGTTGTATCCGACGCCTCGTTGAAGCGCGGGTCCAACATATGGGTACCGTGGGTTCTTAATAAGAGCCTTTCACAGTAAACAACCCCACGTCTGGAGAGGAAATTCTTCTCCTTTGAAGGAACCATTTGGTTCCTAACGTGGTTCGATGTTATCGCCTCCAATGGAGCACGAAGACACATCGCAACATGATCGTCTCCAGCACAGCTGAAGAAGATCTTGGGTCTGATGAGACGGGTTTCGTAGAAACCTCGCCACTCAAGTTGAGAGGCCTCATCAGTGTGATCCTCCGCATGATAGGTCATTGACCATTCGCGGTGGTAAGACGACGAATCTTGGATAATATCCTCGATCGTCACCTGAACGTTTTCGAGCTCATCTTGAGCTTCGATAAACGCCGCCAGATTCAGAAGGGTTAATAACCCCTTTGTACCTGGATCCCCCATCATTACGCCATTGGCGGTGATGAAGGGTTCATCGACTCCGAGATAGTCCAATGGACACTCCCCGTCGATAAGTCGATCGTTAGCAATGCTATTGAAAGACTCAAGAAAATTTCTTCTCTTCGTCATTGGAGAGCAGATTGCTTCCTTAACGTGTGCACCCTTGGATTAAAGTCGGTCCTCACGGATTCGACACGATTCCTTAGGTTTATGCCCAC